GACGTAAGAGGTTTGGCTGTGATGTCAGGTGCGAGCGCCGGGTGCGAGCGCCGGGTGCGAGCGCCGGGTGCGAGCGCCGGGTGCGAGCGCTAAAAAACCCGGCCCTTTGCAGGGCCGGGCTGGCGTGCGTGGCGTGCAGGTTACGCCACGGGCACCACAAAGCCATGGTTAATGGCGTAGTTAGTGCGTATTTTTACTACGCCTAACACGCCGCCACAACGGGTGCCCTTGCTAACTGGCACAAGGGCGCGGGTGCCCTGTACCGGGTTTGTGGCCAGCGCTTGCAGCTTGGCAATAAGCGCCGGGCCACTAATGGGTTGCGCGGCGGCCGCCTGCACGGCAGCAAAAAATGTGCCCGGCTTGGTTGCCTTGGCGCTGGCCACATATAACACAGGTGCGGTGGGCTGCACGGCGGCAGGTGCGGCGTTAGTGGGCCGCACGGCGGCGTTAGTGGGCTGTGTGGGCCGCACGGCGGCAATGGTGGGCTGTGTGGGCTGTTTGCTGGCGTTTGCCATATGGTACCTGCTTTGTGTACGGGCTAGCTGGCCTACCGGCCTTGCTGCCTTTGTACAATTACAAAGGTACACCTGTACACTGGGGCACGCAAGCATAGTTTAATGCTAAACTAATGTGCATTAGTACAGGTGCATTTGTGCAATTGTACACTGGCAGCATTGTACTTTAGTAACCCTCAACATGGTTACTATCCTGCTCAGGTCTACGTTACTCGGCTCGTAACAAAATGTTACTCGGCTCCGTAACTTATGTCTGTCGGTACTCGCAGCAGCGCCCGTCACCGGGGGGTCATGGCCGCCGGCGCGTCAGCCGGTGCCGCCTACGCTTCCGTCCCCGTAGACGAGGCATCGGCGCTCCGAGTCCTCAAGTCAATGATACTCACTAACCTGAGGAACTTGGATGCAAAGATCCTCACTAACCTGAGGAGCAAAGAGTCTTACTAACTTGAATACGGAGGATCAATGACTGTTCCGGAAATCGCAGACATGCTCCCGGAGTACCAGTGTCACAAAGTTGTGAAGGCCGGAGAGATCATTGATGTCATGAAGGTGGCCGACAAACAATTTCGTGTTCACTTGAAGGGAACAGGGGAAGTACGGCTCATAATTTCTCTGCCAACAGCTATGACAGTTCGGCACGAGCCAGTCAAGGGCGACTACTACGTTGTGTACGATGATGGATACGCCAGCATCAGCCCGCGCCACGCCTTCAAAGCGGGCTACGATATTATCTAGGAGGTAGTATGCTTCAGGCATTAGGGACATTGAGCGCGGCTGGAACAAGTGGAGCAACGACAGGTGCAGTCGTTCAGTTTAACAATGAGGAACCACAGCTCAACGAAAACGCGCAGCAAGGGTACATTGAGCTTCAGGGAACTTGGGTTGGAACAGTCCAGTTTGAACAGAGTATTGACAATGGCACCACTTGGTTCGGCATCACTGGGACACCGATGCCTTCTGGAACAGCGGTGAGCAGCGCCACTGGAAATGGATTGTGGCAGTTCAACATAAACGGCGTCACGAACTTACGAGCTCGGGCCAGTGCCTGGACGAGTGGAACAGCGCAGGTCGTAATATCGTGAGTGATGTTTGCTATCTTAGTGTGGAGGAAGCGTCGGCCTTTGAGCTTTATCGCATACGCCCCTCCCACAAGGCCCACCACCACGAGTCACGCGAGTCTGCGATTCATCTTATCCAGGCAGATTTGGCACGAGAAGTTGATGGATTGCCGGCGATAGTGGCTCAGTCCAGTAATGATCGGATTTGGGCGCATCGTCCAAGCGGCGGCTGCACAGTGCGACAGCTTGTGCCTGTTAGGGATAGAAAAGCACGAGGAGAGAAGCATGGCGACAAGGGAAATGAAAGTGAAGCTCCTAATCGAACCGGAGCGAAAGAAAAAGCGGTGGAAGCGAGGGCCATCTGATCCACGGAACTTGGTGCATCCGCCCGGAGTAGTTCCGAAAGGGTGCGTTCCGTACAAGCCGGGCAAGAGCGGAAATCCTCTTGGGTCATACGGTAAGCCGAAAACGCAGTCAGTGACGAAGTTGATCGGCAAGGCGTATCGTATGCGGTTGGGCGACATTTGTGAGTTGCCAGGATGTGAGGGCCTAACTTGGGCGGAGGCCATTGCGAAGGGAATCATTGAGGTCGCTGCTCACGGAGATGTCAGCGCGGCGCGTGAAGTACGCGAGACCACTGAGGGCAAGACGCCTGATAAGGTGATGGTTGGCGGATTGGAGGATGCGCCGCCAATCCGCCAGGAGATTGGAGAACTGGATGCCAGAATTAGTGAGCTTATCGGATCGCCCGGGATGGAGCAAATTAAGCCCCGGGGAGAAGGTGGAGCTGATAGCTCTGTTGGAAAGAAGGCAAAAGCTTCTAAAAAGAGCTAAGATTCTTTCCTACTATCCTGATTTCGGGCCTCTACGTCGTGAGTTGTATCGCAAGCATATGCAATTTTTCGCCGCCGGAGCTAAGCATCATCCCATGGACTGTTGTCCACCAGACTGTGATGGAGATTATCATAGGGAACGAGCTTTTCTGGCGGCGAATCGTATCGGAAAAACTGAGGGCGTGGGCGCGTACGAGTGTACGCTTCACTTGACCGGTGATTATCCCGATTGGTGGCCCGGTCGCAGGTTTGACAAACCAATCAGTGCTTGGGCCGCTGGCGACAGTAGTAAGACGGTGCGTGACATCATTCAGGCGAAGTTACTCGGCCCTGAGGGAAGTTACGGCACCGGTATGATTCCAATGGACAGACTTAAGAGCACCACGGCTAAGGGTGGAGTACCGAATGCTGTGGAAGGAATCTATGTTCGCCACGTTACCGGCGGCGTCAGCAAGATACTTCTTAAGTCATACGATCAGGGCCGTGATGCTTTTCAGGGCACGGAGCAGGATCTGATCTGGCTTGACGAAGAATGCAGTCGGGAAATCTACGTTGAGTGCCTCATTCGTACGATGACCACCAATGGGATGATCATCTTCACATTTACGCCCCTCATGGGCCTTACCGATATTATCCGTGATTTTCTGCGGATGGATCATGAACAGGAAGAGTCAAATGGCTGAAATGAAAATGGCTACGCGTCCTGAAAAGGAAAAGCCGAACAAGGTTCATGAGTTGAGGATCAGAAAGGCCGACAACGGTGGCCACGTCGTAGAGCATGTGTACGAGAACAACGGCATGGGATACAAAGCGCCAGACGTCCATGCCTTTGGTGACGATCAGGGAGGCGATGCTTTGGCACATGTCGGTGAGTGGATGGGTGTACCGAACGCTAAGGAAGAGAAGGGTGAGAAGGAGCATGTGGGTAAGTTGAAAGAGGAGAAATCGTAATGCAGCTTACACAGGAAGGTGTATTCAGTTCAACGCTTCGTAATTCCCTCAACGCGATTTTGGCGCAGTTCGGTTCTGGCGCCAATCCGCTCAACTCCAGTCCGGCCAGTGGCATGAATTTGTTCTATGAGTACGCGCAGGATGGAATCGTCGCATATGCCGGTGGTGGTCAGGCCAATGCCACTCCGCTTGTCGCACAGACCAGCAGGATTGCGACGGCAGCGGCCGCTGGTGCGTCGGTTCTATTGCCTCCCAGTTCTCCTGGTTTGGAACTCTTGGTGATCAATCATGGCGCGAACCCAATTCAGGTGTTCGGCGCTGGCACTGACACCATTGACGACGTTGCGTACGGAACTGGTGTTACGCAGATGCAAAGTTCGCTGGTGATCTACACTTGTGCGACCAGCGGAGCTTGGTACAGTGAAGGATTATCAACCGGCTACGCTGGCGGATTGCAGACCATCGCTACTCAGGACGGTGTTGTGGCCGCTGGAGCTACGCAAGGAACTGCGACGGTGCTGACGCCGAAAATGGCGTACAACGTCAGCACGGTTGGCGCTGGTCAGGGAGTTTTGCTTCCGCCAGCAGTAGCTGGAGCTGTTCTGGCTGCCAACAACAATCAGGCCGTGAACACTTTGCTGATCTATCCCAACGGCGCTGACAAGATCAATGCTTTGGCGGCTGGAGCTGGTTACGTCGCGGCAGTCAGCACTATCACGATACTGTACTGCTTCACGGCGGGTCAGTGGTTTACGAAGTGAATTGGTGATCTCTATCAAGAAGAGCCACCGTGGACTTCTTCATAAGAACCTTGGCATCTCGCTAGATGCCAAGGTTCCGTTGAAGTCCATGCTACGCGCTTCGCATAGCAGTAGCGAAAAGCTGAGGAAAGAAGCGCAGTTCGCGATCAACGCGAGAAAGTGGCATCATGCCTAAACCTCCTCTAAGTACGATGTGGCCAGCCGGTTCCCTTTCTTTGAGGGAACCGCGCTTGTCAAATCTTGGTAACCAGAATCGCGCAGCGAAGATTGCCGCCAGTCCGGTTGCTAAAGTCAAGAAACTGAAGACCTTCAAGCTGAGTTCTATGTTACGAGCTCAGTAAGCCGCCGAGGGCTTATGCACATCAATCAAGAAAAGATTCGTCCGTTGAACGACCGAGTTGTCATAAAGCGTGATTCTTCCGAGGAAATCACGAAAGGAGGCATCATTGTTCCTGATATAGCGAGTAAGAAGAGCTATTTCGGAGTGGTGGTCGCCGTTGGCCCTGGAAAACTGAGTGCGAAAACTGGAAAACGAGTTCCGCTTGACGTCAAACCTGGTGATCATGTATGCTTTGGTGATTATGTCGATCATGACGAACAGGGTTACGTGATTGCTATGGAGGCGGATATCAGGTTTATTCTGGAGCACTGAGCTATGAGCCATGAGTAAATTCGTTGTTAGTGCGACTTGGGACGATGTTCCTCACCTTTCAGAAGAAGTAAAGCGCGAACTTCTTGCCGGTATTCCGCCGTATCAGCGCGACGCAAGAACTAAGGGAGTTCCGCAACTCGGAAGTGGTGCGATTTATCCTGTTCCTGAAACAGATATTATCGTTGACGACTTTGAAATTCCGCTCTATTGGCCGCGGTCTTACGCCATGGATGTAGGTTGGAACAAGACAGCGAATATCTGGGGAGCGAGAAACAATCAAACCGGACAGATTTTTCTGTACAGCGAGCACTATCGCGGAAAAGAAGAGCCTGTAATTCATGCCGAGGCAATCAAAGCTCGTGGCGCTTGGATTCCTGGAGCTATTGATCCTGCCGCGATGGGCAGCAGCCAACGCGATGGCAAGCAACTCATGAGTGAATACAGAAAACTTGGACTCAACCTTACTCCAGCGCAAAACGCTGTTGAGGCCGGCATCT